GTCGGGTGCGTCATCATGCGGAACTTTACCAGAGCGGGTGTAGGTTGTGACCTGCTTCATAAACATGGCATACTGACTATTCCGTGCGTAGAGTGACGGGTCTTTGAAGTAAAAGTGCTTGATAATGTTATCAGAAGCGAACTCGATACGGGTTTGCTTATTGCTGATAGTCCTCTTCGTTCGGATATTGCAGACATACTTTCTGTCAGTCAAAATCTGCTGTACATCTCTGGCAAAATAGGTACCTGCATTATTTGACTCAAAGGTTCCTGCCACCACAAGATTGTCTATCAGAGCCTTTGCACACTCTGGCTTTGTAATCTCTGGCGGGGAGTCATCGAACACTACATCCACAATGTAGACCTCATCTCCGTACACCGCAGCAATCGGCATAGAACAATAGTCAGCACCCTTGTCCGCAGTATCGCAAACGGCAATGATACTGTCTGGCTCACGGTCTACAGGAAGTTCAAAGTATCGGTTCAAGGACGCTTCCGGGAAAAGAATACCCTTCGCTTCAAACGGCTGCTGCTGAAACTCAGACTCAAACTGCTCTGCCGAAAGCATTTCTCTCTGGTCACGGAAATACTGCGTGGTGAAAACCTTCCTGCCCTCACGGATGTATTCAAAGTTACTCTCATCCGTCACGGGGTCAAGAGCCGGGGTTTCAATGATTTTGCACCGCTTACCCTGCTTCCGCATTTCCTCCTGTAAGTGACCAATAGGGTCATACAGAGAATATCGTGTACCGCAGATAACGATAGGCGTACCCTCAATGGCACGTCCGATAATATCACCCGAAATGACCTCCCACTTGTCATCAAGCCGCTGTCTATTCTTCGCTTCCTCACGTCCCTCTACGCAGTCATCCAGGTAGAGAAGGTTGGTTGCTTCCGAAAGACCTACCTGCCGTGCGTCAATAGAACGGCACATAACCGTAGGGAATCGGGACTTGTGCAGAAGATTGATGACCTTTGTATCGGCATTGGTCTGTACCAGTTTGCTCTCCGGGAAAATATCATAAAAATGATAATCGTTCGGCTGCTGAATGTACTCAAGGCAACCTTTGTAGAAAGACTGAACAAGGTCATCACCTGTACCCTCCATCAGCGTAGAACGGTCTGGAAATTTACCAGAAAGCATATTCGTAAAGTTGATACCAAGCTGAGATTTTCCACATCGTTTTGGCATGGAGATGGATAAGAAGTCCAGTTTTCCCTCAAGAACTTCCTGGTATCCTTCCACATATCGTCTAAGGTAATGACGGCGGGGCAGGTAGAACTTCTTGTCAAGTGGCTTACCGTACTCCACCGCCTGTAAGTATGCGTCAAAATAATGGGGCGCACAAAACAGCAAGGAACGAAAAAGCAGATTGTCAAATTCCTCTGCTGTCTTAAAATCCCTGGTATCTACTGCCAGTTTCAGTCCCGCTCTGATTTCCTCCTGCAAAGCCTGGTTCCATTCGTGAGCCAGTCGAAACTCTGTACCCTCATAGTCACGGCACAGGGCGAACTTATCATCATAGGCTGCAACATCAAGCGGACTCTTCAAGATAGCCCGGTCAATGCTGCTTTTCATCTTACTATAATCCATACATACCTCCGTAAACAAAAAAAAAGGAACCGTCAATTAAGACAGTCCCATTGGACAAACCGTAACTCACTTACGGCTACATATTAACTTGAATGGCAGGCACAAGCACCATACCACAGGTCTGACTACGATATTCCAGGTGACCCACATTGCAAACAAAACGATTGACTTGATACACCACCATAGAAACCATAGACAGCAAAATAAAATGTAAAACATGAGTTCACCCCTTCCTCGCATAAGGAAGTCGTAGTTTGCGACCTCCTTATATACCTTGCTGTCGATGAAATCTACTTCATCTTAGCTGTTGCATAATAAAATCATCGAACCAACGAACACCCTTGATGGTCTTATAATGCCCTCTATTCTCCGGGGCTGACCATTTGAACCTGTTGATACGGCGGTACATATTATCGTCATTCACATAGTCATTGACATTGTATTTCAGTGCCGACAATCGTTGTTTTCGCTCCTTAGAAGTTTGGTTGAATATGACCTTTGCGTGTTTCAAATCATCCATCGTTTTTACGGGATAGCCACAATAATGTTCCAAAAGCCCATCGAAAGTAAATTCGTCCTGCATTTCAATAGCGGGAAATACAACATCTTCCATGAAATGATGATATTCCATACCTTTAGCCAATGCTTTGATAGTTTCTTCTGCGGACATGACCGTATAATAGCCCTTTTTAACAACAGATTCAGCCATATCATACAGTGCGTCCATCACCATGTCAGCTTTAGGCTGTTTGCTCCAACGGCATATTTCAAGGACTCCTTTGAAGTTGTAAACCCACATATCGTATGATTTACCGTCAGTACCTACCAGTTTGGTAGTTACTGATTTTCCTTCAAATCGTTCTGGATGTCGATTGTGAATTTTCGTAATTGCAGTTATAGGGTCTGAATACTCTAATGCTTCACCTATTTGAAAACGGGTAAACCACGCTTCTTCGCTACCATAGTACCCGTCTACCAGAACATTATTTACCGTTCTCTGTTCAATAAGCGTTAATTCACTCATAAATAATTACCTCCTTAATCGGTATCTTTGGTTTGAGTTGGTAGGGTAAATTCGATTTTTCGTATAAGTTTATATAGTAGAGTCTCTACTAATAAGAACTTACGGTAAAAACTCATTTTACCCTACCATGTCTGTCTGACCAACCTCATATCCACCTTCGGGGATAGGCGTTTCATCGGGAACAACCACGATTTTATAACCAAGTGCGCTCAACATAGTTTTGAGAAGGGATACAGGAATATCCTTGCGCCCCTTCTTATTATTCAATCTGTCCCAGACGGTTGCCTGCGTTATATCCAATCTCCGTGCCAGTTCAGCATTCGTGACTTCATCGGTACTCATAATGTCTTTGATAATCTCTCTTGCTTCCATATCGCACCTCCTATGGTCAGTATATATCACAAGCATTTTATTGTCAAGTGATTTATTGAATCTTTTTTATTTTTACGGGATTTTCCAGGCTCACCCGCCCCGGCTGCCGGGGGTTCGTTTCCCCCTCCGGGGGTCTGTCCACAAGATGACGGGACAGCCTGCACCACAGGCAGAGCGGCGGGACGTGGTAAAAGAATTTGAAAGAATATCAATAAAACACTTGACATTCAATAAAACGCTTGATATACTATAATCAATAAAACACTTGATAAGCAAACAACCCACGGGCAGGAGGATTAAACAAATGAAAGCATACAACGAAATTAAAAAAGAACTGGAAGCCAGGAAAGACCGCAGCGCATGGAGCAAGGGCGTTACCGTGTACGCTCTTGAACTCCTGGAAGAATACCAGGAGCGGGCAGCGTATGAGGGCAGAGAAGCCGCAGACCGGGCAGAGTTCAAAACGTGGTTGCTCAACGGTGCGGACTCCTGGGAGTCCTATAGCTATGGCGGCTTGTCCCTCATCTATAACGGGGACATTGCAGAGCGGCTATGCTGCCCGTCTGAGTACAAGCGCACCCGTGAGGGTGAGCGCAGACCTAACAGCCGTGAAGAGTGGTTAGACGTACAAGCCAGGGCGTTATATCAAGCGGCTTGCAGACTCTCCCGCATAGCATTCTAAACACGTTGCGCCGTGTATAAATAGCCAGTTAGGGCGCAAGCGTCCCGGCTCTGCCGGGGGTCTGGAAAGTGTAGGCTTTCAAACCTGCACCACAGAAAGAAAAAGCAATATAGGCATATTGCACAAAGGAGGGCGCAGCCTATGACCTATTACAAAGTAAAACCGCAGTATGACAATAAAACCCGGTACACCTGGAACAATAAGGGGCAGGGCGTTAGTAATGGTATTTTGATAGCTAACGAACTGTACACCCCCGCAGAGTTTCGCAAGTTGGCAAACTGCCCCGCATGGTTTGACGTGGTGGAAGTTTCCCGCAAGAATGTATATTTCTTTTTCGGCGCACGTTTCGCCGCATAATATAAGGAGGTTATACCATGAATAGAACACAGATAGGCGGTTATATCCGCATTAGTAAGAAGGAAGCCGCCCGCCGCTATAATGCGGGTGAAGTCATCCGCTTGACAGCTTGCAAGCTGTCCCCGGTTTCCCCGTGGGGTTGCTACTCAGACGCACAACGGGAAAGCTACACGCAAGTTAGCGGGGACGGGTTCAATACTACAATAGCCCGCAACCGTGAATTTGAAACCGTGGTAAATGCGTTCACTTATTACAACTGCACTAACGAAACGGGCAGATACCCGGCATACTGGAAGAAAGAAGCATAAAAGAAGCCCCGCCGCCGTGCGGGGTATTCTTATATAAGGAGGTTAAAAGAGTGTTCAAAAAGACATGGGAAACGCCACCCGGCAGCTATTACAATCTATTTTCCGATATGCTACAGCAACCGCATTTACTTGTAGCGGGCGCAACGGGCAGCGGTAAAAGCGTTGTTATAAATGGCATTATCACAACGGCATTAAAGGACAGCCCCGCCGCCGTGCAATTTATTTTTATAGACCCTAAACGGGTTGAACTTGTAGACTATAGACCGTTGCCGCATACGCTCAAATATGCCAGTGAGCCGGGGGACATGGTGCAAGCGTTACAATATGCCATGGATACCACAGAAAGCCGCTACAAGGCTATGCAGAGCCGCCACGAAAAGAACTACAGCGGCGGGGCGGTCTATGTAGTTATTGATGAGTTAGCGGACTTGATGACCACAAACCGCCGCCAGGTGCAGCCGCTTATACAACGCCTGGCACAGATAGGAAGAGCCGCAAACGTCCATATCATAGCCGCCACGCAATGCCCTCTGTCCGCTGTCATCCCTACCCCTATAAAAGTAAACTTTGATAGCCGGGTAGGACTCAGAACCCGCAGCAAACAAGACAGCCGCAATATTTTAGGGCTTCCAGGGTGCGAAACCCTACCCCGCTATGGACAGGGCTATTACATGACCCCGGCGGGCTTGCAACTGTATAATATACCCATGTACGACCCCGCAGAGGTGCAACGGCTTGTAGACTACTGGAAGCACCACAGCCGCCCCCGCTTGCGTTGGTTATAACGCACGAAACCCCGGACAGGTTCACAGCCTGCCGGGGTTCTTTTATGCCTATTTGATTGTATGCCCCCACAGCCCCGCAGAGCCGCCCAGGACGGGCGCAAGCCGTGCGGGGCTATAGTTATACCATGACGGGCAGAAAAGCCCGCAGAGGGGCGCAGAGGGGCGCAGACCGTCCGCACCTGCACCACGTCCCACAGGGCAGCACCACGGGCGGCGGGCGGTCTGTCCCTGTCCCATGCTTTCAAAGCATGGTGAAACCCCGCAGCCGGGGCGGGCGGGTCTGCCGCAGGGCAGGTAGCAGGCGGGCAGGGGTTGCCGCCCTTCTGCCCCTTCTGGGACTTTTGAAATTAGTCTTTCTGCCCTTCTGCCCCTTCTGGGCTTTCTGCGATTTCTGTAAAAGTCCCTTCTGCGACTTCTGAGCCGTCATAGGCACTCTCAAGGTATTTCTGCTCAAGGGCTTTCATGTCCTTCTGCTCTCCCAGAGGATTGTTCGGGGTGAGTACCATTTCTGTCTGGTCTTTCATGCCGTCATAGTTCTTCTGCCAGAAAATGCCCGTGACAGGGTTCACCTTGCCGTCCTGCATAAGACCCTCCCGGAAAACGCCGCAAAATTGACGCACCTTTTTTATGAAGTCAGTGCGGGCGGGGTTCCCCTTAGTGACGTTCTCCCACTCCCATGCCTGTTCCTTCGTGATACCGATAGCCATATATGCCGCCTGGTTACCAACCTTCATATCCCACTCAGAACATTTCTGCACATAATTCAAGAACCGTCTTTCCATTTCTGGCACGTCCTGCAAGTCCAGAGGTTCCTTCGGCATAATCTCCATCATAAAGGCAGTCACCTTCGCATTGTACCCTTCTGGCATTTCTACCTTCTGAGCCTGCATGATAGGACTGTTCTCCCTGGCTTTCACCAGATTCTTAGGACTGCTCTTCTGATACCCGTCTGTCTTTCTGGGCTTTCTGTCCTTTCCTCTTACTCCGGGTTTCTTCTGCTCTTCTGCCATTGTCCTTCTGCACCTCCTTCTGCTTTGCTGCTTTCTGCTCTTCCTGCTCCCGCTTCCATCTTTCTACATAAGACTCCATTTCTGTCTCCTTTCTGTCTGGCATGAGGTTGGTAGGGCAAATTCAATTTTTACAGTAAGTTTTTATAGATACGCGCGTACTAAGAAAACTTATAGTAAAATCTTATTTTACCCTACCAACCCCTACTAATTTGACTTCATGCCCATGCCATAATAGACAGCTACTCCATTTATGACACCTTTATCTGCATACCACTCTGGGTGTGCGGTTAGTTCAGCATTGAATTTCTTCATGCTGCACACATAATAGCCGCACCCCTTACACCACATTTTGTAGTTGTCATAGAGTGACTTTGCTTTCGTGTACCCTTCGTCTTTCCGCTCACACTTCTCTTCCAGGAATTGCAGTACCAGGTCATTGTCCTTCTCATACTGCTTGATGATCTTCTGCATACCCGCAGACATTTTCAGCCCGAAGCGAATATACTTGAAGTAGCCTGCCACCAACCATGTGAAGATACCCCGCATTGCTTCCGGGGTTTCAAAGTAGTCCTTGAGTCCCTTGTCCTGCTCTTCATCAGTGAAGTGACGATTGAACTCAATGACACGCACACGGTCAGAAGCAAACAGGGATTTATCCTTTACCGAAGGCAGGTCATTACAGGACAGCCACATGGTAAACTGCGGTTTGAAGGTGATAGCAGACTGATACAACTCACGGGCGGTAATGTCCTCACCACCTGTGTACTGCTTAATCGTAGCTTCATCCAGTTTACCTGCGGTATCGGACTCACTCATGGTAACCATGCGTTTACCTTTCAGCTTTGCCAGTACCGGGTTCGCTGCTTCTGCGTTCTTCTGGCGGTCACCACGGCAGATAAGTTCCACAGGAGCCACGGTTGAATAGTCACCAAGCAAGTGCTGAATAGCGTCAAGCATGGTACTTTTGCCGTTGCGGGTTGTCTTACCATGGAGAATGAACATACATTCTTCCTTGCTTGTACCCAGAATAGAGTAGCCTAACGCACGTTGCAGGTAGTCTGCCTTGTCCTCTTCGTTCTGGGTAACTTCCTTGATGAACTGTTCCCATCGGGGGCAGGTCACGTCCTGCAAGGTGTACTCAAAGTTGGTCTGCATGGTCAAGAAATCATCCCATCTATGCTCCCGGAACTTCATGTGTTCCAGGTCATAAGTGCCATTCAGACAGTTAATCAGATAGGGGTGAGTGTCGAACTGTGCCGCCGCAATCTTCATGCTGTCCGCAGCGTCCTTCATAAG